GCTCTCTTCAATTTCATAACATAGAACGACGCCTTACGGCTGTCGGCAAATGTTGTGTTGTTAGGAAAGTAACTGGATGTTCTCCATCCGAAGTAAAGGTGTGCTAGACCCAAACTCCAAAGGCGTTCGTTTCTGGCATTTTCTCTATCGGAGTTTATGCTGAGCCCGTGAACGACCTGATACGCTTTTATTTTGGTTATATTCATACACGTATCCCAATATCCCAGGGCGATTAATCCTGAAATTAATTGGATCCGCCCGACCGCCCGCCCTAACTCGTCGAACGAGCACCCGCACAACAATCATGACCAAGCATTTAACTTGTTGCATTTAAGCAGTCACGACCCCTGTACGACTACTCGTCCTCGTCGATAAGATCAGACGGGAAGACTATAGGAGGCTCCGGTGCCACCGAAGGCCGTGGTCCTTGCGACTCGCGCGGACCCGTACCCACTTCAGCACTCGCCTTTAGAGCACGAGCTCTCCATCGCTCCCACAAGCCATAGATGGCTGACATCGGTTGTTTAACCGCATTGTCCGATAACTCGGTTACCCCTAACCGAGAACCGAACTCCGCGATCGCACTCGCTCTGTCCTCCACCACACCTACAACCTGTTTAAAGATAGCAGATGCTTGTACGGCCAGGAGTTTGATATCGAGCCGCTGTAAATGCTTAAGAGAAGCCCGAGCTTTCTCTTCAGAATCTTGGAACTTCACGATGCTGGAATTGACCTTCGACTCCAGGTATCTTTCTACTGGGGTCGGTAACGGGTACTTCGACTTAGGAGAATGGGCGGCGAGGCCGACCGGTTCCCCTTCACCAAAGAAGAGCCGAGACACTAACTCATCAACACGCTTCGCCAGCGGGTCCAGAACCTCTGTTACGAGGGGCTGTGCCCAACTATTAAACCATGTCATGGCATCAGGTCCGTATAGGACCGGAAGCATAGGACCCTTAGTAGCCAACCAATCAATCCAGGTCGGACGCGACAAGACCGTCTGAGCCGAAGGATGAGACGCGATAACCAAGAACGCGCGCAAACGAGAAGGGATATTATTCCACTTCGCGCCAACGCGCGCCACAGTCCGCATCCCAGCTCCGAACGCTAACGCTACTTGGGCGGCTGTTAGGCTCAATCCCATACTACTAACACGTTGTAGTGCAGCCAGCCCCCCAGACAGGGAAGTCTGAGAGACCGACCACAGTTTCCACGGGAAAGCAGCACAGTCTTTGCCTTGCACGAACACTTTCTTAGCGAACTCACATGATAAATTGTCATTCACCATGGACTTACTAATACCGATGCCCATACCCAACCACTTACATAAACGTTTATACCGGTTTGCGACTTTAACGTCAGCTATGACGATATCATCTCCCAATAAAGCGTAAAGCTTGAACCAACCCTTATGACCGCTAAGATAAGCAGCAAACTGCACAATTGCGTGATGCGTAAGCGCAAATACCGCCCACGAGGAGTAGGCACCCATCGGCTGGCCCACCGCATACCGAACGCGCCTGGGGAGCCTTCCCGGCTCCTTGCGCGCCTTAGGCACATGATAGTCCCTGTCGATGAGCAAACTCTTCCAGGTAGCAGCGTACGTAACGCCGTACATCACGGCAACCACTAACTCCTGGAGCACAACGGGACATCTGTCCGTCGCTGCAGAGAGATCAAATGAATGAAACACCGCACCCTTCGGAGCCTTTTTCAAGAGCTCACGAACAGGCCGCTCTTGGTGAAACGTCCCATCTTGAGGGATAGAACGTAACACCTCAAACACAAAATCGTGCAACGGCTTAAGAGCGCATTGTGTCCAGTAATCAACGATTGCAAACACGCGCACTTTCCCAGCTGGCTCAACCTTGGTTGCTATCTTACCCTGGCGAGCGCCCCTCGCAGAAGACTGCGGGAAACACTCAGCTTCAGACTCAATAGTTCGCCAGAATGATAACGTCATGTTCTGGTTCTCCATTGCATTAAGAAAATTCCATAAGGAATCTCCCCACGCTCCGGCTAACCAAGCCCACGCCGCACCACCCCGCGCCCCAAAACTACTCGTCGACCCAATCCGCTTTGTACGGGGACGTCCGGGGACATCACTATACCCAACGAACTCGGTCAGAGACTCGGAATTGGATCCCGTGGTTGTTAGGGACAAGGGAACGGGCTTCAATGATGAAGGATCGATTCCGATGAGACTCCCCTCGTCATAAATTTTCTCCAATTCCACAAAAAATATCCGTCGGATAAATTTTGCAAAACCAGCGAAAAGAATATGCGGGATTGCAACACCGGGATCGGTGATAGTTGAAATAGATAGCCTTCCCTTATACGGGAGTATCCGGTAAAGACCAAATAGAGTCAACCATAACCGAGTGATGAGAATATCCCCGTTACGTATCAACGCACGATGGCGCTTCGGTATTATCCTAGGCAAACCATCGCTCGCGACGGCAACGGCTACCTTCCCAATCTCTCGGCTCCCGGATTTCATCTTAGACCCAGGTAAGGCGTGCAATACGAGTACATTACATACTTTTAAATACGACACGACTCCCTTAAGACCTCGATGTCTAGCTAACCGGGCACACTGTTTAGCAAAGGGGACAAGTGAAACGATACGGTCTTTAGTCACCTTCCCTACCGTCAGACGGACCACGCTCACCAGCGGGCCCATAAGACGGTGCCAGACTTTTAAATCTGGCTGCCAAGATCGCACCTTCCCAACTCCTACTAGGCCGCGGCGAGTAATCGCTAAAGTTTGTAAGAGTTTAATCATTTACATCATTAATGTTTATCGGGAGGGACGGTCCACTTCGGTTTGCTCTGACTTCGTGATGAGCGGTCAGAGGGCCGCAGGCACCTCTTGGTAGAGGGTTAGGGGTGGATACCCTAAATTAGGTTGTCCTGGGACTGAAGTAATCAATCCATGGCCCCCCCGGGGCTCTCACCCAGACACCGACAAGTCGCCTCATCGGTATCTGGCTCCCTATCCGCGACGGAGTCGCTTTTGGATAGAGAGTGAAGCAATCAAGCTTCGCGTTTGGTAAACTGCCAAACGTCATGAGAACACCGAATACCACTTCATGACCTCAACCTCCCAGGGTACCTACTATGGGTTGCTCCCACAGTATGGACAACGCGAACACGTTATTCGACCAGTGATGGTCTAACTTGAACGCACTACGCCAGTGTTACCCGACGCAGCACGCCAACAGGCGCGCCTTTGGAGCCCATACGTGGGACCCATAGACCGAGCGTACACCAAACGGCGGACACCAACTTCCTTTTCAAGGGTTAGTATTTATCGAACTCTCGTTCCTAACCAGGGACGAAGGGGCCCACTGGGAATCATCTTTCCAGAGCGGTCACTAGTGAGTTATAGCGATAACTTCTTAGAACGACGACATCGTCTACTAGGAGGACAGGTTAGAAGTGATTCTTTAATCTGATGCACACCCCCACATGAGGAACTCAATAACAAAACCGGAGCGCCCGCTTAGGATTCAAAGACTTACGTCTTCTATCCTCAGGACGTGCGACCTGTGAGGGTCGTCGTAGCGCGGAACACTCGAACTAAAGATGCCGTGGCACAATTAGCCAGCAATGCTAGAGTCTACCACAAGGTGGACTTGTAGCA